GACCGTGACGGCTACCAGAGGTAGCAGACAAGAGAGGATGCAAAAAGATGTATATTCCTGAATTTTGGTGCGGTGTTGCCGCAACGATAATCACAGAAGTAATAATTGCAATCGCATATTCCATATATGCAGACCACAAGAAAGGAGGCAAGAAGTAATGAACAAAGCTGAATTAGTACAGGCAATGGCTGACGATGCCGGACTTTCCAAAAGTGATGCTGAAAAAGCACTCAACGCATTTGTTGAGATCGTAGGCGGAGAACTTGGAAAAGGCGGAAAAGTGCAGTTGGTCGGTTTTGGAACATTTGAAGTGACTGAGCGTGCTGCCAGAGTTGGTAAGAACCCTCAGAACGGAAAAGAGATTTCCATTCCGGCTTGCAAAGCACCTAAGTTCAAAGCCGGTAAAGCACTGAAAGATGAAGTAAATCGCTAAATGATCGGAGCGAACTTGGTGTAGTGTGGTGGTTCGATTCCACCTGTGGGTGTAGCTCTAGCGATTAAGATTCCCACCGCTTCTTTCCTAATGTTCTTGGCGATACAAAGAAAATTCCGGGCGAACGGCAACGATTGGTGGTGTTGCGGCGGACTGTAAATCCGTTCCCTCGTGGTAAACATTGGAGGTTCAATTCCTCTTTCGCCCATTTAGGTAGATTGCAGCCTATTCACAGAGAATTTACCGGACGCGAACGGCTTCTCTGCGGAGAATTGCAAGAACCTGGTTACGATTTTTTGTGGTTAAAGGGTACCTTGCTTCCAGCCAAAAAGTAAAAACCACACCTGTTCGATTAGTCAAGCGGTCAAGATACCACCTTTTCACGGTGGGGACGGGAGTTCGATTCTCCCATCGAACATTTCAACTGAGAATAACGCTGACTGTTTACAGTTGGTTTAGTGTTCCGGCTGAAAAGTATTGGCGAAAGCCGTGGTAAGCAATCATTAAATAGGGAGATTGCAATGCTCACTGAGAGGCTTATGTGAGTAGTCCGGGAAAGCCGACAGGACTTAAACTTGGAGAGCTTGCGTAAGTCACGCTAAAGACCATCGTTGCAACGATGCCTACGATAGCATAACTGGAAATGCCACGGACACCATGCCGGGGAAAGTGGGGTTCAACTCCCCACCGTAGGACGAGCGGATTTCTTTACCAATTTCTTATTCCGGCTCACACAGGAAAGAAATGGCGCGGCGAGGTGGCGAGAACGTAAGTGCTTTTTACATTACCAAGAGTTTTTTAAGAAAAACTCCGGTGCGGAAAATTTACTGCTTAGAGTGCATGAGCGTTACAGCGATTTAAGCGGCGGTGGAAACTTCCGAGAAAGACCTGATTACAGATGTGCGTGAGCCGTAACCAACCGAGCCGTCATGCTTAGTCAGGCGCAGAGGAATGTAGTAGAGGCGGAGAACTGTGAAAACAACGTACATCCGAGGTAAGGCACAAAGAGTTGGACTGTGCCAATGCTCTCTGAGAAAATAGTCGGTGGTTTATGAGAGCTATGATCTGGCGGCGTAAGCCGTGGGTCTTGTAAGTAGAGTGACAGCCTTGTGCTGAGGGACTACTTATAGGACTGCGGAGGGGTGTAGGGTCCGAGAACCGCATATACAAATGAAATACCCTTGTTGGCAACTGTCTTACACGTTGCATCGGTTCGGTGGCGGCAACCATCCAAGTCACTGCCGGACTGCATTGGAGTATAGCTCAGATGGATAGAGCACAACACTACGGATGTTGGTTAGCGCAGGTTCGAGTCCTGTTACTCCAATAATGGCTTGTAGCTCAGTGGTAGAGCGTCTGACTGTTAATCAGAATGTCGTGGGTTCGATTCCCACCTTGCCAGTTGGAGACACTTGACTTACTCTTTCAAAACACTCCACGACAGAAAAGGTTAGGAAAGGGCGTTTACGACCGGCGGAAGAGGATCTCCGACTTGTACGTTACCAAGGGAAAACTACTCTGCCGTGTGTCCG